TAAATCTCTAGTAGCAAGTAATTGAGGTAATATAATCTTACGTAGATTACTTTTCTTTATAACACCACTCTCTTCTATATTGACATAATAAGATGCTATAATCTTATCAAAGATTTGCATAGTTACATCTAAAGAGTTATCTGGATCACTAAGTAATCTTTGTTCTAGTCTAACCTTACCGTCTTCGCCTTTAATCTCTACAGTTATTGGTGCATTACTAAGAGCTTCAATTGTACTGTTTAGGGTATCGCCAGTGAGTGCTTTAGCAGCATCTCTATTAGAAGAATGTAATGCACTTATATCAGTTAGTAAACTAGCTTGTTGAATCTCACCTTTACTAGCTGCATTAACTGCTGCATTCTGAACTTCATTTTGTACAACAGTATCTTCGTTAAAGTCACGGGTAGTATTTGAGAAAAATTTATCAACTTCTTGATCAGCATTACTTCCAGTTTCATGCTTAGACAGAATCTCTTCCATCCTTCCTATTTGCTTACGAGTTTCTATCTGCTGAGATACAAACTTCCCTGCTTGTGGAAGCCAGTCTTTTAAACCTGATAGAGTTTTATCTCTTTTTGTTCTAGCAGCATTCATAGAAGTATATATCTGCTTAATGAACTCAGCATTAGCAGTCATAGCTTCTTTAGTATGTTGTTCCCAAGCCTTATCAGGATCTACATATGTTTTCTGTTTTAATTCCTTCTCTCTGTCACCTACTAAGAGGTCGAGAGAAGGTTTAGGAAATGATGATGTCATTATATGTTACCACCAAATATATTTTTAAGTTGTCCAGTTCCAAATCCACCAGTAGGTATACTCATTGCTACACTAGCTACTTGTCCTACAGTCTGTATTCCTCTCATGAATTTGTTTTGATCAGCCCAGAATCTACCAGGACTACCAGCTTGAGGTATAAAGTTTTGTACAGTCTGAGCTATAGTTGCTTTATATATAGCATCATTCTCGTTGTACTTTCTTCTTAATATCTGACCACCATGTTCTTCAGCTATAGCTTCTTTCTGTGCAACCATACCTATGACTGCATTGAATTTATTTTTATTAGCTCTATTAGATTGATTTCCATCACCTAAAGATACTTTTGAATAACCAGCTGAAGCCTTAACAGCATACTCTCTAAACTTATTTACATTCTTACGTACTTTTAATGCTCCCCATCTAGCATCAGCATCTCTCTTCGATTTCTTAATTACAGCATCATCTTTTTTAATTTCTGCTGTAGTTTCTTTAATAGCTAAAAGGTTTTTCTTCGATTGCCAATTGGCCTCATCTATTTCCTGTTGCCCTTCAGCTTGGGCTTTTGCCATTGATTTACACATTTTGCAAATTCTATAAAGGTTAAGTTATTAGGTCCGTGTCTTATTTCTCTTAAGAATTTGAAACCTAAAAATTTTAGTAGTTTTAAATGTACAGTATTCCGCTTGTCAACTATGTTCCAAAGTAAAGGTTCAGTTCTACTATCTACAAACCTTTTAGCTTCTCTAGCGAATGTTAATGGGTACTCCAGAATTGCGGGTGTGCAAAGCATCCAAATGTTTCCTTCTTTACTTACTCCAGCCATGCCAGCAGTCTTGCCGTTAGGCACCTCAAACCACACGTTTGTGGGGTCACGAGAGACTTCTAAGAAGTATTCTAATACATTGGTACCGTGGCCCTCTTCGAGCTCTCTGCGGTCTTCTGGACGTAAATTAGAGGCTACCTCTAGGGCAGCCTTTATTGTTGCGGGGTGAATATAATTAGGCACGTCGATAGTGCATAGGTGAATAATCTCCTTCCCAAGATGATGAGATCAAGGTAGCAGGAGCTGGGTGTTCTGATTTTAATATTAAATCTGTATTTATATTTCTATCATATACAGGTATAGTAACTTCATCTTCATCTACATAAGGTGCATCAGATATATTATATTGATTTAATGCTGGAGATTCATATACTTCAGTATAGTCAGCTCTATCTACTCTAGTTAAAGTAGTTTCGTATAAACCAATCTTACCAAAGCTCAAATTGATTCTATGTATAATCAAAGAAGCAGAAGCATCATATTTAAGAGACTGACCTTCAGCTTTAGTCACATAGAATTTTGGAAAGTTTACTTGGTAAGAATATAAATAGCCTATATAGTGTGTACCACTAGACCAATCTCCAGGTACTGTAAAGTCATCTGTATTAGTTACAGAACACTTAGCATACCTACCTATTCTTGAAGAACTAGTATCTAAATCAACTAGAACGAGATCACCATTAGGAGAGGTTACTTGATCTATCCAGTCAGACTGGTTAGTGAATGTAGTTACTTTAGTAGTAGAATTATAAGATCCATTACCAACAGTAACCCAGTTATCTAAATGAAGTATATAATTCTCACCATCTTGGTCAAAGTTTGGATCATCATCCTGTACTAAATTAATCTTCTGTAAGAAATTATCAGTATCTAAAAAGTAGTATTCATCATCTATAATAAAGTGATACTTAATAGGATTATTCATCTTCCATGTAAACCATGCAGATTGTTTCTGTTCATTCCCAATTCTAAAATACTTATATCCATATACAATATCTGAATCAGTTTTACCGAATAGTACTACAGAATTTTCTCTAGAATTTGTTACTAAATCAATATCTTTAGGTAATAAAGAAGGTACAGTTTTACTTGTTTCTCCTATAGTTGGTTCACCTTCTCTCTGAGTATTGATCATCTCATTAAATCTACTGAACTTACCAGAGTTATCTATATATCCTATAGAGACTCCTGTAGATATAGGAGGTATATCTATATTATAATTATATGTAGATACACTTCTTAACTTAGCAGTATCAGGATTTAATACAGTATCATCAGAAGATAATAAGAATTGTTGATTAGAACTAAATACTAATAGACCAGTGTTGATTTCTATACCATCGAATAAATCAGATGGGAACATAGAGCTACTAGATATATCAATAGGATCTGCAGCACTAACTACTAAGGCTGTCTTAGACCAGAAATTTGGAGCACCTAATGTACCAGCTCTGCATGTTACTACATATTCACCAGCTAAGAAAGCTAGACGATTACGGAAGAATAAAACCTTATTAATTTTTTTCCCAACAAAGTTAGGTATTGGATTAGTGTTATCATCTCCTACTGTTCTATCTGGATAAGTAAATTGTTTAACAGTGAACTCAGTTGTACCTGTACGTTGTATAACGTGAGGCATAGTAGCTGCATTGAAGCTTTTAACTATTCCAGGTGCAGCACATTCTTCCCATGTACCAGGACCATCTTTACCATTGTTTCCTTCAAACTTAAGATAGTAATCATCATCTTGTGAGTCTTGAGAGTTAGATAGTTTAACTACATAGCCATCTTTACACTGTCCAGGTAAATTAGATACATCATTAATAGAACCTTGCATGACTCTCATTAAATCTGGATCTTGTATTTCAACTTGGAATGCACTGGATTTTGTCATGTAAATACCGTTACCTATAACAGTACATGTAATACCAGTACCACTTAATTCTGCAATTATACCACCTATAATAGTATCAATACTTACTGCAGTTTCAGCATCAAAAGGTGTAGGTGCAGGTCTTACTGCTTTGATATCAGCTTTAACTGCAACTTCTTCATGATCTATTACTTCAACAGTATAGACATAACTTGTTTCTGCTTGATCTAGAGTTACCGAGGTATTGTCTGAAGTGTGCCAACCTTCTCCACCATGTAATAAATCTACTCTTGTACTATAAGCACAGGTGTATTCACCAGCATTTCCTCCATCATCAGATCCAGCACTTCTACCTTGCTGACCATTAGTAGTTATACGAAATATTAAATTCTTTTTAGAGCCAGAAGTTACACTAAATACTTGAGTACCAATCCCAGGACAGTGACCTGTACCCCCACCAACAGCTAGATTATCATTAGATATTTTAAGCATCGTAGCTTTTTCAAGAGTAGTAGTACTCTCACCATTATAGACGTTCATGGAATACTGTCTACCATTCTCTGTTCTAAGTACCTCTACATATGCAAAGTGTGTATCAGGATAACCATCTGTAGTACCAGTAGTAGCTACTGTTGTATCTCTATTGGTAGCAAAGGTAGTATCATTGATAGTTAGAAACTGTACATCTTCTGTATTAGAAGCAGATAGATATGTCTTAATAGCTGACTCTCCTCCAGTACCATACACTGTGGACATCTTAGTACCATCAGAACATCTCCAGACATTCAGAGTACCATCTGTTTGTACTTGTCCTATGTATGAACCTTCTGTCTCATCTCTATAGTAATGAAACCAAGATCCACCTGAAGCTACAGAAGCTAAAGGTGAACTACCTACTCTCTTAGATCCAGGTCTTTTATATAACCCTTTAGTAACATCAGGTATACCATTAACAATGTTATTTACTTGACCAGGAAACTTTCTTAAGTCAGGTTGTTGTGATATACCAGCTGCATACTGTTGTATTGTTTGGGAAATTGATGTCATTATCTGCCTAGTGACCTCCAAGGTTGATATGCATTATAAGTACTATCTTCAGGTAAACCAAACATAGAATGATTACCTTGGTTACATTCATATTCCATTACTGTAGCTCTAGCTAAAGCTTCTTGTTGAGCTAATAATCTAGCTAGTTGGGAGTTACCTATTAACTGTGTAGCAGCTCTAGTAGATGCTTTGTATACTATATATCTTTTAAATACTTCAGGTAAATCTTCAAAGGATATTAATTTAA